TCAGTATAAATCATTTGGTTCGGAAGGATCAACTGGAGCACCAGTTCCTGTTACACCTCCAGTTCAACCTGTAAGTGAGCAGCCACCCAAAAAAGGTGGATGTGGATGCGGAAAACGATAATTATTTGACTTTTACAAAAATAAGTTTATATTGGATAAAAGGTATATTATGAAAACTGGACTTTTAAAATTTAAATACGGAGAAGAAATTATCACGGAGTATGAAGACCGTGGTGATTTTTATTTTATACAAAACACAGCTACTCTAATTCCAGCAGACGAAGGACACTGGCATTTGGTTACGTGGTTGCCATATACCCAGATACGCTCTGGATTCAGTCTACCCAAGTCAGAGGTTTGGTTTGCAACAAATCTTTCAACAGACATGGAAATGTATTATAAAAATTGGCAAAAAGCTTTAAAAGACATGTCAAATGAACAAACCTCCTGAAAAGGAGGTTTTTTTTATTGCCCCAAAGTTATTTGCAATACCATGGATACATCTTTGACAAATTTAAGGTATAGTACAGCTGGCATGTTTGATTTTTTAAGATATATAAAAGAAGCACCATCAAACCCCGGAACACCATTTAAGAAGTAAGATTCGCCTAATGGAACCGAGCAAGCCGCGTCTATAAATGGTTCGACTATGGCACCAAACAAAGAAGAATCTGACAAATCAATTTTTAACGTTGGTGTAGAAACATTTGGTGTGGTGGAATAAGTTACCGCACTTGTCTGCACACCATCTACAATTAGTCCTAGCGTTTGAGTTGAAGTCAATGCACCGGTTTCAGAACTCAAATTTTGAAAAATGTCTATTACGGCAATTTGAACCAGTGAATAATAATTTATTGCAACAGAAATTTTATCATAAGCTATTGGGTTGAATAGGTTTTCGTAATTTGCCGAAGGTCTTGCAGAATACCAATCATAATAGTTTGTGCTGTCATTTACAGCTCTGCAATAGCGTTGACGAAGATTTTGGTTGTCAAAAATTTGTAATACAGAACCGGATGGATTTATTTTTTTTAATATTCCATTTAAGTTTGTACTAGAAGCTAAAGTACTCAAGTCTGGAACACCACGCATATATATGTTAGCAGTTACCGGAACAAAGTAAAAATTTTCATTTGTTATTGTGTTTGATGTATTGACATAAAGGATTTCACTTTTGTCATTTAATTTTATCGCTGTATTTAATTTTAAACGACCAGTGTTTGCTGAAGATCCCACAAGCTCAAGATATTCTTCATATCCATAGTCATTTCCATAGATACCCAAAAAGTTTAAGTTAAATGGGTTGTCTTTATTTACTCTGGAAATAAAATATTGGCAAGTTGCGCCAGTTACAGCAACAAAATTAAATCTAGTTGTAAAATTTGTATTTGCATACACGCCATCAAATAAAGATGATGAATATGTTTGGCCAGTAAAATTTAAGTACTCATTGTATGTACCCGTTTTGCCTGCTAGTGCGTATGTTCCATTAAAGTTATATTGAGTGGATGTGTCTTCTGAGTAATAAGTTCCACCAGAAATTGTAAATGTATTTCCGTTAGCTAACCCATCAAAAAACTTTTTTAAAAATTTTAAATCACTTGAATTGCCACTCTCAGAAAAATCAAAATAAAAACTAGTTCCACTTTTAAACACTGTTGGATATGCTTCAATCAGTCCTCGGGTAAAACAAGGGTCTGCAGAATTTCCAACAAAAGCTGATACATTTGTTGTAGTATTTTTTACTAAACTTAAAAATGTATTGGTGTCAGACATATTATGAGGCAAAATAACTCAACGATTGTGTTCCTGTTTTAGCAGCAACCCATACTATATTGGCATTACCAACGTTAAAAAACACATTTTCACCTGGTTCCAGTTGATATCCAAAAGAACTTCCTACTCCAGAATTGCCTAGATAGATTAAATCGGTATTAGTTCCAAGTGCTTTAAAATTGACTCCAGCTGCGCAAGTAAATCCAGATGTTCCTGTAATTCTTTGTGCAGAAGTTGTAACGCTTAATACCCCGGAGGCAGCTGATGTAGGTCTTACTAAACCAAATACAGATAAGGCATTATAAATGGCATTTAAAGTTACACCATTTGCATTTATTGCACTTACAATGTTAGTATCATTAATACCAACTGTATTGCCTACTGTTGCGGAGATAGCGGTTGCCCCAGACACTCCACACACAAATAAAGGTGCTGAGGCAGAATTTGTTACACCAATAGTTGGATTTATTGTAGCATTTATGGTTGCACCGCTAATTTGCACAAACATTGGATTTGCCGATACTCCCAGTTGGGCTCCAGCATTTGTAACAAGATTGGCGTAAATCCATGTATTTCCATTCGGTCCAAATACCGAAATTGCATCTTTATTTTTGTTAAGAGGTACCCCGCCTGTAATTTCAATTTTATAGCCGGTTCCGGTTTGCACATATACTGGGTTAGACGAAACTCCAGCAACATAGACCGTGCCATCCACGGTAACTGGCTGACCACCAACAATACCTTGTATGGCACCACAGAAACCAACAAGATTTGCAGTAATTCCACCAGCAATAACATTTACAGGTAATCCATTAGTTGAATCTACAATGCTCGCTGATCCAGTAGGACCGTAAGCCAGCTTTATTAGCTGGAATGCAGCAGTATCACCAGCAAAAACAACAGTGTCTGCGGCTACATAAAAAGTATATCCACCGCTTGTTATTAATACATTATCTCCGCTTGATCCAAATACTGATGGGGGCATAAGTAGTCCTTAAATGGTTCTAAATAGTTCTAGAATATTTAGATCATTTTATTTATTGCTTTAATCTCCAAATAGAATAGAATTAGTTCATGTATATAGATGACGCTGCTAAAGAAAAGTTTTCCAATAGAGTAATCCAAAGAGTAAAAACTACCAATCTTTCCTTTATGGATTGTGTTTTGGAACTTTCTGGTGAAATGAACATTGAACCAATGGCAGCTGGCAAGTTGCTTACCAAACCTTTAATTGAAAAAATTGAACAAGAAGCAAAAAATTTACATTTACTTAAAAAATCTAAAACCCGAAAACTTCCAGTTGACTGATCTGGAGTTTGAGGTATCATACATCAGTCATTTAGGCCAAGGTAGATCCTTGGGGAAAGAAAGTATATGGCAAACTTTTCAGATTTTAAGAAAAAGAGTAAGAACTCAGTCGCAGCCCTAACGGAGCGTCTTGATAAGATGACCTCCAAGGAAGGCTATAAGGATGAACGGCTTTGGAAGCCGGGTATCGATAAGGCTGGCAACGGATACGCGGTTATCCGATTCCTTCCTGAAATTGATGGTGAGGATACACCATTCGTGTCAGTTTATAGCCATACATTCAAGGGCAAGGGTGGTTGGTTCTATGAGAACTGCCCTACCACGATTGGAGAAAAGTGCCCAGTCTGTGCAGCAAACACAGAACTGTGGAACAGCGGTATTGAGGATGACAAAAATATTGCTCGTCAGCGCAAGCGTAAGCTGACATACATTTCAAATATTCTTGTTATTGAAGATCCTGCAAATCCAGAAAATAAGGGAAAGGTTTTCCTTTATCAGTATGGTACAAAGATTTTCCAAAAAATTCAGAGTCTAGCTCACCCAGAGTTTCAGGATGAGGTGGCTGTCGATCCATTCAACTTCTGGACTGGAGCAGATTTTAAGATTAAGATTCGAAACGTTGGTGGTTATGTAAACTACGACCGTAGCGAATTTGCAACCCCAGCTCCTCTTTTTGGTGGGGATGATAAGAAGCTTGAAGAGATTTGGAAGAAGCAGTATCCTCTCAAGGCATTTATTGATAAGAGTCAGTTCAAGAGTTTTGACGAACTAAATGCTAGGTTTAAGAAGTCTGTTGGCGATGACATCCGTGCTCAATTTGCAGAGAGTAAGAGCATTGAGGATGATGTGGAAGAAACTTCTGTTACTGAGGATGTGGAGGAAAAAGATCCTCTGCAGTACTTCTCCGAAATGGAGAAGGATTGAAAAAGGCCCCTTTCGGGGCCTTTTTTATTTACGCCCATTTGGGCTCCATACTCATACGATCCCTGCGAGCATCAAAAATTAAATTGTTAGGTTCCGTGGTAGGTCTTTCTTCAAATTCATCTTTATTTTTATTTGGTATCCAGTCGTTTTTCATGTCATTGTACATGTCTAACATACCAGCTCTAACTTCATTTAATTTTTTTTCCGTGTCTTCTGCCTTGCTATATGCTTCTTCAGCACCTATTTTAATTTCTGGATTTAACTCCACTTTTGCTTTGGCTGGATGGATAGCTTCGGTAATAGTTACAGGTGTTGGAGTAAACAATGTTGTTTCTGGTAAAGCCACCGCTTGCATTATTGTTTGCGATCCAGCAGGTGAATCACCTCCATCTAAAGATGGAGCTGCTACAGCAGTTTCAGCTTGAACATCTAATGAAAAAGTGTTATTCTCTTCGTTCATAATGCGTAGTACTCCGTGTTACTCATTTGTTTTTGTTTTTTAGCTTCTTGATAGTCTGCAGCCATTTTGATGTAAATGTCTCGTTCCCAGTACAGCATGTTTTCTAAATCAGACAAGGACCAGTTAAAATTATTCATTAAGGTAAAGTTTGTCTTAAAATAATCAACCAAATCAAAAAACTTTACCGATAAGTAAAAAAATTTAGTAACCCTGATACCTCCATTTCACCAGAATTTGTTTTTAACATGACATACAATTCTGGTTGTTTTTTTAAAAACTGGTCTAATTTTGGAACAACTGACATTGGAAGATTGTCTAGTACTGTTTTTATATCATCTGGCACAAATTTATTAATATCGTAAATTTCGTTTTTTACGTTTATTTTTTCAATTGAAGCCTTAACCAGATCATCTTTTTCAAGAGTGTTTAGGCGCAATAAATCTTTTACTGTTGGAGTTTTTAAATAAATTGTTATGTTGTTGCCAAGTACAATTTTTTCTTCTGCTAGAGTATTTTTTACTTTGATACTCTCGATTGGCACTTGAATTTTTTCATTATCTTTAATCAAATTTAAAACTTCATCAACGCTTTTAGATCGTACCTGTAAAAAAAGATACTCTGCGTCTGCCAAACATAGTTTTTCTATGGCTATATTTTCAGTACACGAACGCAATAAATCAATCATAAAATTTAAAGCAAGTTTTTTATTATTTTCTTGTAAAATTATAGCTATTGTTTTTGCATCCTTTACCCGAAAGGGCTTAAACAAAACTTTTATTCCAGATACTGGAAGAATAGTTTCATAAGTTGGCAATAAACTTTCTAACGATTTAACTAATTCACTCATATTATGGTGCCTTTATTGTAAATTCTCTATAGTTTAACAATACCTGATATATCAAAAACTTATTTGGTTCTAACATATTTAATTCTACTGGTATATTTTCTAGTGGATAGACTTCATAAAAAGTATATATTCGATTGATTTCGCCATTTGGGTTTAGCAAATTAACATTTAACTGAACAGGTCTTACAGTTGAATCATAATAACTTAATTGAAATGGAGTTGAGTAATCTCCTTTTATTCTTCCACCAGAATATATTAAATTAAACCAAGAGTTAAAAAAATCAGTAATAAAATTATCATTGGTTACTGCAAAAGACAACATTACTCCAGGAATAAATTTTTGAGAACGAGGAACAGATCTGCCGTTACCATATCCCGCCAAATTATCAGCCAAAGAGTCTATTGCTCGGGCACCCATAGAAACAGCCGCTGGCCGCAAATCATTTGCGGGAAACTGTGGAAGGGTATCGGGTAATCCTGAAAAAGATAAAGAATAACGATTACTTAGTTGTAAGCCGTTGTGGCGGTCAAAATATTCTTTTATATTGACAATCGAATTACTCATGAGCAAAAATCTCTTTTTCTGTTATGACTTTAAATTCCATGTTGTGCTTGGCGCAATAATTTTGGGCGGCATTCCATTTGGCATTGTTGATGACCCAAGTTATTTTTTCTTTTTTTGATGCGTTTTCCTTTAAGTACGTTTGCTTTTTTGGCTTTACTTCAACCATCCAAGTCTTTAGTCCATCTTTATTTTTAAAT